CTCAAATTAATGAGGCTTTACAAAGTTTACTTTTACTGGCAACTATAGTTTATACAATCATTAAAATTTATCAACTACTTCAAAAAAAGTGAAATACTTTAGTTATGCAGAATTTGACTCGCCTGATTTCCCTAATAGTGGTAGGAACATGGATGAGTCTTTCTTATTCCTGCTCGACAGTGCACGTCAAATTGCAGGGACACAATTCAAAATTAATTCCGGCTTCAGAACTCCAAAACATAATGCAAAGGTTGGAGGGACAGAGAACTCGTCGCATCTTAGAGGATTCGCTGCCGACATACATGCAACATCCTCTGCAGATAGATTCAAAATATTATCAGCTCTTATCGAAGTTGGATTCAATCGCATCGGAATAGCAAAAACATTTATTCATGTTGATGCTGACCCAATTAAAACAAAACACGTAATTTGGACTTATGCTTAAACTATTAAAAAAATTATTAGGATTCAGTGACTCAGGCGTAGATGGTCTAGGTCTTGAAATTAGAGAACTTATTAAAGGAAAAGAGATTGACCCTCAAAAACTAATTGAAATGCAAACTGCCATCAATGAGATGGAGGCAAAGCACAGAACAATCTTTGTAGCCGGATGGCGTCCTTTTATTGGATGGGTGTGTGGTATAGCTCTTGCGTATAATTTTATTATAAGAGATATGCTGGTATGGTATATGGGAGCTGCAACTGCACCACCTGCTTTACAGATGGAGCATCTTATGACCGTTCTTGTAGGTATGCTAGGTCTAGGTGGTATGAGAACGTTTGAAAAATTAAATAATAAATCTAATTAAATGGCAAAGTCGATGTCAGCAATCCTTTACGAGAAACCAAAAACTCGTAGACCAGGAGTACATGCTAAAACTAAAACATCTAAAGTAAAATCATCTAAGTATTACCAGAAAAAATATAGAGGTCAAGGCAGGTAATTTATTTATATCTTTGTATAAATTAAATTTAATCTAATGGATATTCGTAAAATCTCAATAGGGCCAAACTATAAGTCTGATGCTATGCATTATATAGTAGGTCAAGATGTCTTGGGTGGGAAGTATTTTATTCATTTAATACAGTATGTTGAGCGAAGTAATAGTGTAAAAATATGGATAAAAAGAGAGGGAGAGATATTGCTCTGGAAAGAGTTTAACTCTAATATGCCAGTTTCAATTGAATATAATATAAACTTTTAATGAGGTCACCTATTTATTTTATTGTTAAACCACTTGACGATAAAAGATATACAAATACTAAAGATATAGATGGTGTGGATTTTATAACAAGTACCTCAGAAGAAAACCACATGGCGTCAAACAGACTAGGTGTGGTTGTGTCTACACCTCTTGGTTATAATGGAGAAATAGAGGTAGGAGATTTACTTTTAGTGCACCACAATGTATTTAAGTTTTATAATGATATGAAGGGGAGAAGGCAGAGTGGTAAGAGTTTTTTTAAAGATGATTTATTTTTTATAGAGGACGACCAGTTCTTTATGTACAAACATAATGACCAGTGGGTTTGTCATGATAGATATTGTTTTGTTAAACCTGTGCCTGTTGAAGAATCATTTATAATGAAACTTGGGAAAGAAGAACCATTGATTGGTATTATGAAATACCCAAATAAATATTTATCTTCACAAGGAGTCAAGAGTGGAGATAAAATATCGTTCAAGCCAGAGAGTGAATATGAATTTACGGTAGACGATGAGAAGCTTTATAGAATGTATGACCATCAAATAACAATGAAGTTATGAAGTCAGAGGATTTAAAAAAAGAAATTATACATGCTGGGCGTAGAGCTGTAGAGCAACTAATCAAGGTTGCTAAAGAAGATATTATAAAGCCAGACCCTGACGATGAACTTGCAGCTGATAGATTAAAGAACGCAGCAGCTACAAAAAAACTAGCTATATTCGATGCGTTTGAGATATTAAATAAAATAGATTTAGAAGAAGAGGTCATTAACTCTGGAGGACAAGTAAATAAAACAGATACAAAACAAGGATTTGCAGAACGAAGGTCAAAATAAATTATATCAGGTAATAAAAGATTACATTCCTAAATCTGTTCTTACAAAAAAGAATAGAGCTAAGACGTGGTTATACGGTTATAGTGAAAAGTATGACTTAGTAGTAATATCTAGAAATGGAACAATAGGTCAGATAATAAATATCAATGGTTTAGCAATTGGACTTCCTAAAGAGCCAGAGGAGTTGTTTAAACGTTCTGATAAAAAAGAGGACCAGTACTGGGAAAGGGAAGAACTACCTAAAGATTTATCTAGAATTAATTCTATATTCCAGTGGAACGACAGACCTTCTGCATTTAAAAACAAATGGGTAGATTATATAGAGTCGGAGTTTGACAGAAGAGAGTTAGGTTTCTGGTTCTACAATAATGGAAAATCAACTTACATTACAGGTTCTCATTATATGTATCTACAATGGACAAGTATAGATGTTGGATATCCAGATTACCGTGAGGCAAATAGAATATTTTTTATATACTGGGAAGCTTGTAAAGCAGACAAGAGATGTTTTGGAATGGACTATCTTAAAATAAGACGTTCAGGGTTTTCTTTTATGGGGTCATCTGAGTGTGTGAATACAGGAACGCTTGCTAGAGATTCAAGGGTTGGTATATTATCTAAAACTGGTTCGGATGCAAAAAAAATGTTTACGGATAAGGTTGTTCCTATAGCAAATAGACTTCCATTCTTTTTTAAACCTATACAGGATGGTATGGATAAACCAAAAACTGAATTAGCCTTTAGAGTTCCAGCTTCTAAAATAACCAAGAAGAATATGCATGAGGTTATGGATGATGAGTTAACAGGATTAGACACAACGATTGACTGGAAGAACACGGATGATAACTCTTATGATGGTGAAAAACTTTTACTTTTAGTGCATGATGAATCAGGTAAGTGGTTAAAACCAAATAACATTCAAAACAACTGGCGTGTCACCAAGACTTGTTTAAGGTTGGGTAGCAAGATAATCGGTAAGTGTATGATGGGGTCAACTTCAAATGCGCTTAGTAAAGGTGGAGAAAACTTTAAACGTTTGTTTGAGGATTCAGATTTAAAAACACGTAATGCAAATGGTCAGACTAAATCAGGACTGTATAATCTATTTATTCCAATGGAGTGGAACATGGAAGGTTTTATTGATAGGTTTGGTATGCCAGTGTTTAGAAAGCCAGAGAAAAAAATTAAAGGAGTAGATAATGAGTGGATAACAAATGGAGCTATAGATTATTGGGAAGCAGAGGTAGAGTCATTAAAAAAAGACGCAGACGCACTTAATGAATTTTACAGACAGTTTCCTAGAACAGAGTCACACGCATTTAGAGACGAGAGCAAGTCATCGCTGTTTAACTTAACTAAGATATATCAGCAGATAGATTATAATGATTCTCTTATTATGGAGCATCATATAACTAGAGGTAGATTCTACTGGAAGGATGGTATAAAAGATTCAGAGGTGATATGGACTCCAGATTCTAGGGGAAGATTTAAGGTGTCGTGGACTCCTAAAAGAGGCTTGAATAATAGAAAGGTTAAAAAACATGGAGTATATTTTCCAGTAAATGAACATATAGGAGCGTTTGGTTGTGACTCGTATGACATATCTGGAACAGTTGGAGGTGGAGGTTCTAATGGAGCATTGCACGGTTTAACTAAATATAATATGGACGAAGCTCCAAGTAATGAGTTTTTCTTAGAGTATGTGGCTAGACCACAAACAGCAGAGATATTTTTTGAAGAAGTGTTGATGGCTTGTGTGTTTTATGGAATGCCTATACTTGTAGAGAATAATAAACCAAGATTGTTGTATCATTTTAAAAACAGAGGGTACAGAGGATTTAGTATGAACAGGCCAGATAAACATTACAACAAACTTTCCAAAACAGAAAAAGAACTCGGAGGTATACCAAATACATCTGAGGATGTAAAGCAATCACACGCAGCAGCTATAGAATCATATATTGAAAAGCACGTAGGTATAGATTTAGATGGACATCATCGAGCTGGTGATGAGATGGGAAGTATGTATTTTTTAAGGACTTTAGAAGACTGGGCTAGATTTGATATTAGCGCTAGAACTAAGTTCGATGCTAGTATTAGTTCAGGGCTTGCAATTATGGCAAATCAAAAGCATGTTTATTTGCCTGAGAAAAAACAATCAAAAATAAGTCTTAACTTTGCAACATATAATAATAAAGGAACATTAAGTGAATTAATTAGATGAAAGAGGTAAACATAAACATTTCATCTGTAGGATTCCCTAGTCAGTTTGTATCTGATGCTGAGAAAGCAACCGATGAGTTTGGTTTACAAATAGGGCAGGCTATTCAATATGAGTGGTTTCGTAAAGATTCTAACGGATGTAGATACTATAGTCAGTGGAGGGACTTTAACAGGTTACGCCTTTACGCAAGAGGCGAACAGTCGGTAGCAAAATATAAAAACGAATTAGCCGTTGATGGTGATTTATCTTACCTTAATTTAGATTGGACTCCAGTCCCTATTATTCCAAAGTTTGTAGATATAGTGGTTAATGGAATGTCTGATAGACTTTTCAAAGTAAAAGCTTACGCTCAAGATGCTATTTCACAAGAAAAAAGAAGTAAGTTTCAGAAAATGATTCAAGGGCAAATGGATGCTAAAGAAGCTTTAACAATTATACAGGATGGAACTGGTTTCAATCCTTTTACTATGAATCCAGATGATTTGCCAGCGAGTGACGAAGAGTTGTCACTGTATATGAATTTAAATTATAAACCGGCTATAGAGATTGCTGAAGAAGAAGCAATTGATACAATGTTTGCTGAGAATCATTATGATGACATTCGTAAGCGTTTAGATTACGATATGATGGTGACGGGTATGGCTGTAGCAAAACACGAGTTTCTTCAAGGAAGCGGAGTACAGGTTTCGTATGTTGACCCAGCAAATGTGGTATACAGTTATACTGAAGACCCTCACTTTAAAGATTGTTTTTATTGGGGAGAAATTAAAACTGTTCCTATTGCGGAGTTAATGAAAATTGACCCTACGCTTACAAATGATGATTTAGATAAAATATCTAAATACAGTCAGAGCTGGTATGATTATTTTAATGTTGCTCAATTTTATGAGAACGATATATTTTATCGTGACACTTGTACATTAATGTATTTTAATTATAAAACCACCAAAAAGATGGTTTATAAGAAAAAGGTTAATGACAATGGTAATATTAAAATGATTGAAAAGGAAGACACTTTTAATCCTCCAGTAGACATGATGGAGGAAAATAATTTTGAGAAAGTAGAAAAAACTATTGATGTTTGGTATGATGGGGTTATGGTTATGGGAACAAATATTGTTTTAAAATGGGAGCTTGCTAAAAACATGGTAAGACCTAAGTCTTCGTCTCAACATGCAATACCTAATTATGTGGCTTCAGCACCTAGAATGTATAAGGGAGTTATTGAGTCTCTAGTTAGAAGAATGATTCCGTATGCTGATTTGATTCAGATGACTCATTTGAAATTACAACAGGTCATAGCTAGGACAGTTCCTGATGGAGTATATATAGATGCAGATGGTTTAAACGAAGTTGATTTAGGGACAGGAGCGGCATATAATCCAGAAGATGCCCTGCGTTTATATTTTCAAACAGGTTCTGTAATTGGTAGAAGCTATACGCAAGAAGGAGATTACAATCAAGGTAAAATTCCTATACAGCAACTTACAAGCAATTCAGGAGCATCTAAGACACAAATGCTTATTGCTAACCTAAACCACTACTTAGACATGATACGTGCTGTAACAGGCTTAAATGAAGCGAGAGACGGTACTATTGCTAACTCTGACGCTTTAGTAGGGGTTCAAAAGTTAGCTTCATTAAGTTCTAATACCGCTACTCGTCATATATTAGATGGAAGTCTTTACATATATAGAACGTTGGCCGAGGCTTTAACTTACAGGGTAGCGGATATTTTAGAATATTCTGATTTTAAAGAAGACTTTATAAATAAAATAGGAAAATACAACGTTGGTATACTTGGAGAGATATCTGATTTATATATATATGACTTTGGAGTCTTTATTGAATTGTCTCCAGATGAAGAACAAAAAGCTATGCTTGAGCAAAATATTCAAATGGCATTATCTAAAAATGATATTAATCTTGAAGATGCTATTGATATACGTGAAATTAAAAATCTTAAACTTGCAAACCAATTGCTTAAAGTAAAACGTAAAGCCAAGCAAGAGCAAGATGAGCAAAGAGACATGAAGAAACAAGCGATGATAAATCAGCAACAACTTCAGTCTCAACAAATGAAAGCTCAAATGGATGCTCAAAAAGTTCAAATGGAAATGGAAGCTAAGATTAAGTATAGACAAGCAGATATACAATTTGAAATTCAAAAACAAGCAGCTGAAGCGGAATTAAAAGCTCAGTTAATGCAGAAAGAGTTTCAATATAGTATGCAGCTTCAGGGTATGACACAAGAGCAATTAGGCATGAGAGAGAGTGCGAAAGAAAAAGCCAAAAGCGACAGAATAAGTCAACAAAGCACTGAACAATCCGAGCTTATAAATCAACGTAAAAATAATTTACCCCCTAAGAATTTTGAGTCTAACGAAGACTCCTTGGATGGGTTTGACCTAGCTGAATTTGAGCCAAGATAGTGTTTAAATTTTATGTAACTTTGCAATTAAATTAAATTAAATCAAATGGATATTAAAGTAAGAGAAGTAACGGCTGAAGAAAAGTCGTCTCAACAAATAGAACAAGAACTCCTTGATAAGCATGAGGAGAAACAGCAGGAAGAAACTGCGCAAGTCGATTCTACAGAAACACAAGAAGAAACTGTAGAGCAGGATAATATAACAGAAGACAATTTAAATGAAGTTGAATCTTCTGAAGAGCAAGAAACTTTAGCTCCAAAAGAGTTAGATGAAAACGAAGTTCTTTCATATATTGGAAAAAGATATGGTAAGGAAATCAATTCAATTGATGAGTTGGTTAGCAAGCGTGAGGAAAGCGAACCGCTTCCTGAAGACGTTGCTGCTTACCTAAAGTATAAAAAAGAAACTGGACGTGGTTTTAATGATTTTGCAAAATTGCAAAAAGATTATTCTGATTTAGGTCCAGACTCTTTGCTACGTGAGTATTATTCTATAACAGAAGAAGGTTTAGATTCTGAAGATATAGATTTATTGATGGAAGATTTTGTTTATGACGAAGATGTTCATGAACCAACTGAAATTAAAAAAATAAAACTAGCAAAGAAAAAAGAGATTGCTAAAGCTAAAAAGTTTTTACGTCAACAACAGGAACAATACAAACAGCCCCTTGAGTCAAGGGAAAGTTCTGCCTCTGTAAATAACGATGAACTAATAGAGTATAGGCAATATTTAGAGTCAGCTAAAACACATCAAGAAGAAGCAACTCAGAAAAGAGAATGGTTCGTCAAAAAAAGTGACGAAGTATTCAGCTCCGAATTTAAAGGTTTTAAATTCAACGTGGGAGAAAATGAGTTAGTGTATACCCCAGGTAGTGCTTCTGAACTTAAAAAAGCTCAAGAAAGTCCTTTAAATTTTATAAATAAATATATGGATTCACAGGGTTTTATGAAAGATGCAGAAGGATACCATCGTGCTTTAGCTATTGCAATGAATCCTGAAAAGTTTGCTAAGTTCTTTTACGAACAAGGGCAATCACAGGCAACTGATGATGTAATACGTAAAACAAAAAATGTCAATATGACTGAGCGTAGTGCACCAGAAGTTTCTGTCAAATCAGGTTTTCAAGTGAAAGCAGTTTCTCAGCCTTCGAGCAAAGGACTGCGAATTAAGAGTATAAAAAAAACGTAATAATAATTTAAAATAATATAACATGGCAGGACAAGTAAAAGCAACGCCAACATTCGCGTTGACTCCGAGTTCAGAAAGAACTCCAACAGCCCAAAACTATATTGTAAATTTTGATTTCTTAAATCAGTATCTTCCTGATACGTATGAAAAAGAATTTGAAAGATACGGTAATAGAACGATTTCTTCATTCTTAAGAATGGTAGGAGCGGAAATGCCTACAAACTCAGACCTTATCAAATGGGCAGAGCAAGGTAGGTTACACACGAAATATACAAGTGTAGGTACAGCTGCAGCACAAAATGCTGACCAAGCTGTATTTCAAGTAAACGATGCAATTGACCCAGCAACTGCTGAACAAGTAATCAGAGTAGGACAAACAATTGTTGTTGTTCAAAACAATGGTTCAGGTATGAACAAAGCAGTGGTAAGTGCAGTAAACAATGCCGGTGGTGGTAAAGGACAGTTCACAGCTGACTTTTATGAAGCAGGTGGTTTAGTAACTGCAGGTACTGGAGCTGGTAACGCAGACGTTACAGTATTTATTTACGGTTCAGAATTTAAAAAAGGAACAGCAGGTATGGTAGGTTCATTAGAAGCTAATGACTTTATCTTCGATAACAAACCAATCATTATTAAAGATACGTATAACGTAGCTGGTTCTGATATGGCGCAAATCGGATGGGTAGAAGTTACTACTGAAGATGGTGCTACTGGTTACCTATGGTACTTAAAGTCTGAGCACGAAACAAGATTAAGGTTTGATGACTATTTAGAAACAGCTATGATTGAAGCTGTACCTGCAGAGCAAAACTCTGGAGCTGCTGCAATCTTAGGAAGCGCAGGTGGTGCTGCTAACCCAGGTGCTGGGTCAGACGGTATTTTCTATGCGGTTTCTCAAAGAGGAAACATTTGGGATGGTGGAAATCCAGTAGCCCTAGCAGACTTTGATTCTATAATCAGTAGACTAGATAAGCAAGGTTCTATTGAGGAAAACGTTATTTTCCTTAACAGACAATTTGGATT